TTAGCGCGGATCGGCCGGAGGCGTCAGCAGATAACCCAGCCCGCGTACGGTCTGGATGATATCCACCTCCAGCTTTTTACGGATGCGGCCGACAAACACTTCGATGGTGTTGGAGTCGCGGTCGAAATCCTGGTCATACAGGTGCTCGACCAGTTCGGTACGCGACACGACGCGGCCGGTATGGTGCATCAGATAGGCCAGCAGCCGGTATTCGTGAGACGTCATCTTGACGGGATTGCCGTTGACGCTGACGCGCCCGGTGCGGGTGTCGAGCACCACCGGCCCGCAGGTCAGCTCGCTCTGGGCATGACCCGTAGAACGCCGCAGCAGCGCCCTGATGCGCGCCAGGACTTCTTCCAGATGAAACGGCTTTGCGACGTAGTCGTCGGCGCCGGCATCGAAGCCCTGCACCTTGTCGCTCCAGCGGTCGCGCGCCGTCAGGATCAGCACCGGCATGATGCGGTTGTTGCGCCGCCACGCTTCCAGAACCGAGATGCCATCCATCTTCGGCAAACCGATATCCAGCACCACGGCGTCGTAGGGTTCGCTATCGCCGAGGAAGTGCCCCTCCTCGCCGTCGAAGGCGCGATCGACCACATAGCCGGCATCGGACAGCGCAGCGGTGAGCTGCCGATTGAGATCCGGATCATCTTCAACGACCAGAAGGCGCAACTTGCTCTCCGCGTTTTGGCCGGCCCTGCCCCGAGCCGATGCTTTCTCCAAATGAAGCGCATCGGTGTGAACAGCGGCTGAACGGCACTTCGCCGCAACCTTACTTTTTCTTCACAACCGCCTTGACCAGCTTCTCGACCACTCCGGGCGCATCCTGCCCGGTGGCCGCGCAAACCTTCTCGCGGGTGCGGCCACTGATATAGACGCCTAACACGCCGAATCGAAAGCCCCAATAGGTGACGAACAGAGCGCTCGCCCCGATCATCGCGTTGATGGTGGCGACGTCTCCGGTCCAGAACTCGTGAACCAGAACAGTCCACAGGGCCGCGCATTCCAGCGTCAGCTCGAAGGCATAAACCGGCCGCCACCAGCGCTGCACGAGATCGTCGCTGGCGATTTCAGCGCGGATCGTCTGCTGCGTTTCGGAAATCGCGGTGCGTTGGGCTTCAGCCTCGGCACGAATTGCTGCGATCCACCTTTCCTCGGCCTCCGCCAGCCGGGCCGGCGCGGCACCGGGCAACGCCGTCTGCACGGCGCCGGGCGTCGACGCCGCCGCCCCGAGCACGGTAGCGAGGATTTGTCCGGCGGCGCCGCCCAGCGGGCCACCCAGTGCGGTGCCGAGCATCGGCGCACCGAGCCCGATCACCTGCGTCGCAAGATCACTCCAGTTCATAGCGCGGATCTCCTGAAAAGCGTGATGAGGGCGGCCCAGATGCGAGCCAGTGCGGCGATGCGGCCGGCAGCCGCCTGCGACGGCGCGGGCGGTAACGGAAGGTTCGAGGGTGGCGGCAAATCAGGGATGTCGGACGATGGCAGGCTGATCGCCGGATCGAGCGCCATCATCGCGCGCAGCAGTCCGGCGCAACCGAGTTGCCTGTCGACAACATTCGGATCGAAGACGCCGTCCGCGACATACTTGCCTCTGACGTATTGATCGGTCCCCGACCAGATGTACGGTGACGGCAATCCTCTGTTGGCGTAGCCAAGGCCGTTGTAGCGCTCGAGCAGCGTCAGCGTGCCACCGGCCGACCAGTCGTCATTGCGCGCAGCCTGCGGCGGGCAATTCACCAGCGCATCGACGGCCGCGTCCTCCCATGACTTGAACGGCCCCCTGCCCTTCGGAACGTGCGTCGATATCCTGTTCCACGGATCGCCTTGCGCGAGGCTGGCGGACCAGTTCTGCGACGACTCGCGCTGATGAATCACGGCGATCACGAACCACGGCACGCCGGTTCTCGCGGCAACGATTTGATAGCGCGACCTGGCGGCGACCAGTTTCCGCGCGACGGCGGCGAACTCGTCGCCACGCACCATCTTCGCACGCGACCAGCGCCGCGCATTGTCGGCGGCAAGCGTCATCGCCATGCCTCGCGGCATGGCAATGCAGCCCCGGAATCGAGGTTGGGCATTGAACGAATCCTTTCGGGCAAGCATCCGGAAACTGAAGTCCGCCACCTGACGCGTCGCTTCCGCCGCGAATTTCCAGATCGCGAGGCCGGACTGGTGAAAGACGTGCCGCCCGTGCTATCCCGCTTCGATGAGCCAGGTACGCGGGCAATTCGTCGTCATTCAATATTTGCGCGGCATCGCCGCGCTTCTGATCGTCTGGCTTCACGCAACCGACATGACGGCGGTCGCCTCGAAGAACTTCATGTCGTTCGGCCACTTCGGCGTGGACATATTTTTCGTCATATCCGGCTTCATCATGTGGACGACGTCCGCCCATCAGACGCGGACGCCGGTCGGCTTCTGGTTGCAGAGAATCGTGCGCGTCGTCCCGCTTTATTGGACGTTCATTTTTCTCTTTATCGCGGGCCTGCTGGCTGTCCCCGAAGCGGTATTCAACAATAGGACAATCGACCCGCTTTACGTTCTGAAGTCGCTGTTCTTCGTCCCTGCCATCGATCCGCTGATCGGTGCGATAATCCCGATCTACGCGCCGGGCTGGACCCTGAACTACGAGATGTTTTTCTATTTCGTCTTCGGGTTGTCGCTACTCGTCCCGAACCTAAAACTGCGAGCCGCCGCGGTCATCATCGGGTTCGCGGCGCTGGTTTCGATCGGATATCTGGCCGACTTTCAGAACGTTGTATTGGCGACATACACCCATCCGGTGCTTCTCGAATTCGTCGCCGGACTTTGTCTCGCCTGTAACATAAAGCGTTTCGAACGAGCGCCACTTTCTATCGCGGCGCTGTTCAGCGCGGCTGCCGTTGGCCTCTTTGCAATCGGAGAAATGGTCTCGCCTGCCGCATGCAGCTTCTACAGCGGCGCAGGAGCGACGCTTCTTGTCGCCGCAGGACTCGTCGTGGAACGCATCGCAAGAGGCCGCGTATCCGGCGTCGCCAAATTTATCGGCGACGCGTCGTATTCGATCTACCTCGCTCATCCATTTGCTCAGCGCGCTTTCTACCTTGTCGCCGGGCAGGTTGTCGGCACGGCGGTAATTCTGGACTGGTACAGGACCTACATCGTCGGCGCACTTATCGTCGGCACCATCGGAGGATGCCTGTCCTACATTCTCATCGAACGCCCGCTGCTTCGATTGAGCCGCCGCAGGCGATCCGAGATCGATCGTCGAGGGCCTGCCGCCTCAGCCCTTGAGAATGCACCGATCCAGGCGAACAGCCAGCCATGAATTGCGTGGCGGCAATTCTATCGCCTTGAGCTGCTGCTTTCTCAGAGCCGCGCACTGCCGACGATCAAAGCTTGCGCCTGCTGATTGTGTACGACGTTCTGGAAAACAGCAGATCGCGGAGCTTGCTGCAGGTTGACAAAAGTTGCCCCACTACCGACGTCAAAAGACCAGCTCAAGGACGGGGTCGCGCGCTTTTCTGCCGTCCAGTAAAGCGTCGGAAGCGGCGCGGATCCGGCAAGCGCCGTCGCCACGACCATCGCCGACCGCTCATAATAGCGCTTGCACGACACAAGCTCGGTGTCATAGGGCCGCATGATGAGGCTCGAACGCGAGGCCGCAGGCAATTCTGTTCCCGGCAGCACCACGACGTTGCCGATGTAGAAGGTGTTGGCGGTCGACGCGACCCCGTTGGCCGAACCGGTTGCGCCGAGGTAGTTGCCGCTTGTCCACGAACCCGCTGCGTTCGCGAGCGCTGAACCGACAGCGAGACCGATATTGATGCGCAATCCCACGCCGCTGTCGGCGAGCCACGTGCCGGAAGCGTCACCGGGAATCGTCACCGGAATCCATTGCGGAACGCCTGACGCGACAACCGTAAACGCAAAAGGATAGGATCGATCTACCGCACCGTTGCGCAGTGCGCCGGAATAGGTTGCCGCCGGCCCCTGAAACCAGAAGCCGATCGACACCGGCGAGGCCAGCGCGGTGCCGAACAGCAACCGGCCTGTCCGAAAGCCCTCGACGGGAAGACTGACGACGCAATAATGCGAGGCGCTCAGCGAAGCCTGAGCCGTGGTCACGGATATCTTGAGCGCCTTGTTGGCCGGCATTCCTGTCGGCGCTGCGTCCTGTTTCGCGACAACGACCATCGTTCCAGCCGCTTCGACCTGAATTCCGTCGACGATATACTTTGCCGCAGAACTCACGGTCACGCTGTTCGACCCGTTCTCCTGACTGACCTCCATGCCGCCGTTGATCTGCATACCGCCAAACGCCAGCGCATCGATAGGCGCCGCGGCCAGCAGCGCGCGGGTTGCAGGCTGATCGCTGAATCCTTTGAACGCAACCTGCGCCGTCGCCTTGTCGATGACGAAGGCGTCCTGCCAGCCTGCGCCATCCGCGGAAACCTTCAGGCGGAAATCGTCATCGCCGGTCAGGCCGAATTCGGCGCGGCCGGAATAGTTGTCGGAGAAAAACACCGACGCGGTGTTGGCCGACGCCTCCTTCGAAATCTGCACGCGGGTGTCGCCGTTGCCGCCATCGGCGGCGGCGATCGGCGCGAACAGGATCGTGTTCGACTTGACGCTGAGAAGATCGGGATCAGCGGCGGTGGTGTTGATGCCGAGGCGGCTGACATTGTCGGCAGGCGGCGCCAGTTTCTGCCACGCCGCGCCGGTGAAACTGAAAATCGTTTCATCCGGGATCGACCACAGGCACCACCCCGCCTTCGGCACAAGAAACATCCATGCGCCGTCCTGCCAGACCGCGATGGCATTCGCTTGTCCAGCCCACGCGCCGGTCGCCCCCGTGGCGACGACATAGCGTTCGCCTTCCGCGGGCGCTCCAGGCGGCGTCGTCCGCGCCATATCGAGCACGGCGATCTGAACCACCGTATCGAGGATGCGCAACGCGTCGTTGTGGGTGATGTGTTTCTGGGCCTGGCTGCCTTCGATGAAAGGCAGTCCCAGATTTGCGGTGTCGGTCATGGTGCCTCAAATGGTCAGAGTAAGCTCGGCGGGATGCCCCGCGCCGATGGTGCTGGAAAGCTGGGCCACGCGGACGTGCAGGCTGGATTGCGGCGTGCCGAAATCGGCGAGTTCGTCGGCGCTGGCATAAAGCGCCGAAGGCGTCGCGCAATCGATGCTGCGCACCACCTCCGCGCCGGAAAGGATCTCGAGCGTATAGCTCTCGATCTCCTCGCCAAGCGGCACTTCGACATTCCAGCCATCGCCATCGATGCGGGTGCGGCGAATCCACGACAGATGAATCCCGTCGCCGCGCCGGACAGCCGCGACTTGCACCGGCGACAGCGGCCGCAGCGCGGCGCTGGTCGGTGTCACCGTCAGCGCCACCGCCGCCGGATCGTCGTGACTGCGTCCGCTGGCGACGATGCGCAGATCGAGCGGCCGTTGCAGCGCGTCGAGGCCGCGCGCCAGCGGCAGCAACTGCTGATCGAGCACCACGAACGGCGAACCGGGCGGCAGCAAATCGGCGATGGCGTATTCGCTTCCGGCCTGCCCGCGCAGCAACCGCGACAGCCGATAGGTGTTGCCGTCGATCAACTCCGCGCGGCCGAACTGGATGATTTCCCAATCACCATCGGCATTGCGCAACGCGGCCGCATTGGCCCCTTCCAGCACGCGCGCATCGGTCGCCGAGGTCAGCGCGCCGCCGTACACGCGCACGTCGAGCGTTGCGTTGGCGTGCCAACAGCCGGCGACGGCGCCCGGCAGCACGCCGAGCGTCTCGCCCAAGGTCGATGCGGCGATAGCGGTTGTCATCGGTTGATAGCCCGCGCCATCAACCGAGCGCCATACCGTCACCGACCCGGGCCACGGATTGGCGAACACCGCAAGCCGGGTCAATGTCGGCGGCTGCGAGGCGTCGAGCGTCGGCAGGTCGAGCGCCACCGCATGCACCGGCCCCAGCGGCGGCGGCATCGCCGGAACCACCCGCCGCGGCGGCAGCAACGGCATGGCGAACACCTCGGGATCGATGCTGTGCGCCGTCACCTGTCGCGATTGCGTGTCGACCAGACCATCGATCTGGTACAGCCGCCGCCGCGCGTCAATGGTGACGCCGACCACATCGCCCGGCGCCAGCGGCAGGCAACGCATGCCTACTCCGAACGCGATGCTTTCCCGTCCGGCCCAGAGATCCTGCAACCGGATTTCAGCGCGGCGCGTTGCCGCGCCGTCATCGGTCACGACGGCGAGGTCGGAATGAACGGTGCGATTGGCGCCGCCGACCAGGCGCCGCGAGGTCACCGCCGAGCGCCGGTAGTCGACCGACGCGTCGGTGAAACCGAAGCTGACTTCGCGCGGCAACTCGGTTTCCTGCGCGCGCGTCAGCGTCGCGGCCGGGCCGTCATCCGGCAACACCAACTCGTCCTCGCCGAATTCAGCCACCGGCGCGCCACCGCGCTGCACGAAACGCAACGTGCCATCGGCCGCCGTTGCATCGAACGCGTAGGCTGCCGCCAAAGGCTCGATCATGGCGCGCGGCGCCATCGGGCGATCGACGACGTAGCCGTCGCAACTCTCGCGCAAGGCCGAACTATCGACGCCGGATACATCGGCATCATCGAGCATCGCGGCAACAAGCGCATCGAGCGGCGCGCCGCCGAGCCGGCCGTTCAGCCAATGCCCGGTCTGCCAGTTCGGCCCGTCGCTCCAGACATCCTCCGCGGCGGGAAACAGCGGATACGGCCGCGCGTCCCAGGTCCACAGGTGCAGCGCCGACATATCGATCATCCGTCCGCCATAGACCGGCGAAACCGGATTGCGCGCATCGCCGCCGGAGGCGGGATCGAACGCGCCGATCAGCGCCTCGAGATAGCGGCGCTGAATGAGGTCATCGCGGCGGCCGCTGGAAAAATACGGCGCGAAGTTCTCCGACGATTTCGAGTCGGGAAACACGCTCGGCTGATTGGCGCCCTTGTCAACTGCCGGACAACCCGCTTCGGTGATCCAGATCGGCTTGCTGCGGGGCGACCACGCTGTCGCCGCGGGCAGTTCGACACCGCCGACGCGCTCGTGATGGGCGTTCGACCACCAGTTCAGCAGATCCTTGGCGCGGAATGTCCACGGCTTGCCGAGACCATCGGTGATCGGCAAACGCTGTTGCGCGGCGCGCGCGGCATCGTCGGCATAGTACCAGTCGTAGCCTTCGCCGCCGCCGACATTCCCCGACAGATAGTTCAGATCGTAGATCGAGCCCGCAAGCTGCAAATCCAGATGCTGCGCGCTGTCGCGCCAGTCGGCCAGCGGCGCGTAATAGTCGATCCCGACAGCATCGATCGCAGGCGATCCCCACAGCGCATCGAGCGGAAACCGCACCTCCGTCGCTCCGGCATCGACGACATCGGAGCCGTATTCGGTCCAGTCCGCGCCGTAGGTAACAACGGTTGCGCCGCCGACGATCGCCTTGACCTCGGTCGCCAGTCCCGCCAGCGCATTCACCGCCGGATAAATGCCAGCGCCGGAACGCACCCGCGTCAGTGCCTTTAATTCCGAACCGATCAGGAATGCATCGACGCCGCCGCTCGCCTGCACCAGATTGGCGTAGTGCAGCACCATGCGGCGATAATTCCATTCGCCGCCGGTGAAGAAGCCGGCGACCTGCGCTGCCGCGCCCGCGCCGCCTTGCGGCGAGCCCGGTTGGCCCGGCGCCGGATCGCAGGTGATGCGGCCGCGCCACGGATACGCCGGCTGCGTGCCCGCTCCGGTCCACGGATTGGGCAGCGCGTTGCCGGGCGCGATGTCCATCATCACGAACGGATAGAACGTCACCTTGAGACCGCGCGCCTTCAACTCCGCGATCAGGTGCATGACACTGCCGTCGGACGGCGTGCCCCCGTATGCGGGGCGGCCGTTCACCTGCGAGACGACGTAAGCATTTTCGCGCACGACGCCATCGACCCACCACGAGTCGCCGTTGACCTGCTTGACAACATTCTCGACGCCCGGCCGCACCGTGCAGTATTGGGCGCGCAAATCCGAACCGAACCACGCCACCACCACCGCGACGCGCTCGAGATGCGGACAGATGCCCTGCAGATCGTCGAGCGCCGCCTCGACGTCGGATATCGCATAAGTCACGTGGCGATTTTCAGCAGCGGATTGCCCAGGCCCAAGCATTGCCGTCACCGGCGACGGCTCATAGCCGAATTCGGTGGTGCCTGGAATCAGCGTCACCGCGCGCACCATCCGTTCCAGCCGCCCGATCGGACGGATGATCTCGAACGACAGTTGCGGAATGCGGTTGCCGAAGTCGGCCAGCGGCAGCCGCTCGAAACCGACGTAAGCCGTGCCGCGATAGGCCGGAGTGTTGCCCGCGCCTTGATGCGCGACGATCAGGTCGTCGACCGCCTGATCCTCGCCGCCGCGATGCACGCGAATGCTGAGACCGGAAGTGTCGAGCAATTTGCCATCGGCCCAGATCCGGCCGACGCGACCGATTTCTCCGTCGCACAGGCCCACCGCGAAGTTGGCGAAGTAGCTGTAGGTTGTCGTCGTGGTGGTCGGCCCGCTGAACATGCCGCCCTTGCCGCCCGACGATGTCGTGTTGGTGGAAACCACTTCCTCGAGCGGCGTGGCCCAGATCATCTGCCCGGACAGCCGCGCCCGACCATAGACTCGCGGGATCGGCGCGCCTTCGGTCGAAGCCATCACATCGAGATCGGCGAGACGCGGACCCGTCGCGGTCTGGTTGCCCGGACCAAGCACGGCGCGATCGACCATGTTGCCGACCAGCGCGCCGGCAATACGCCCGGCAATGGCGCCGACCGGACCGAACAACGCACCGGCAGCGCCGCCGGCGATAGACAGAACGAGCGCGGCCATCAGTCGGACACTCCGGGAAATGCAAAAGCGTAAGCCAGACGGCGACGCCACCATGGCGCCAACGCAACTTCGCAAACGGCCGCGCCGTCATGAGCGTGGATCATGGTGCCGTCGGCCGTGGCGATCGCAACGTGCTTGGCGACGTAGCCGGCGCGCCAGCGAAACAGCAGCACATCGCCGGCGGAAAACGCGTCGCGCGCCACCGGCACGAGATGCCGCAAGGCGGCTTCGGCCAGCGCCTCCTCGCCGCGTGCTTCGGCCCAGTCGGCGGCATAAGGCGGCGGCAGTTCCGGCTCATCGCCGATGCATGTGCGCCAGACCCCGCGCACCAGGCCGAGACAATCGCAGCCGACGCCCTTGACGGACGCCTGATGCCGATAGCGCGTGCCGATCCACGCGCGCGCCTCCGCAACGACGGCGGCGCGAGTAACGATGTTATGCATGCGCTGGTACTTTCTCGAGATCGGATTGAGAGCAGTCACCCTGAGGTGCCGTAGCGCAGCGAAGGCCTCGAAGGGCACCTTGATGGCGTTGCCGGCGCGTTCGCCTCAGCCCATGCCGAAGCCGCCGCCATGTCCCTGGTTGGTCGGAGCGGCGGTGCCCTGGGTCGGATAGCTCATGACGAAATCATTGCCGGGAATGTGCGGGAAGCCGCGAAAGTTGACGCTGTTGCCGAAACGGTCGCGGCACGTCGCGAACGTCTTGTCGCAACCGGCGGTGACGACGAAGCCATCGCCGATCGCCATCGGCTCGGCCATCGCCTGCCACAGCGACAGCACCGCATGGCCCTGCGCGAGACGATGCTCCTTGATTTCGATCGCGAGCCCGGCATTGGCGCCGCTGGTCCACGACAGTCGCCCGGCGCTGAACCAGCCGGCCGCGAAGCCATCGAGGCCGCTCGCGGTCAACATCGACGTGCCGGTGACGGCGCTGACGACGCCCACGCCGCGAAACGCCGGATTGTTCAGGTCGATGCGACAGCGCCGGTCGCCGAGATCGGCATTGCATCGCGCGGTATAGAGGCGGCCGGTCTCCTGCGACAACAGGTCGGCAAGCCCGCGCAATTCGGCGGTGAACGCCCGCCCCTCGCGCTTCACCTCGCCGAGCGAGCCGCGCGCGGTCAGCACCTTCAACGATGGCTCGCTCCAGTCCACCAGCCAGGTTTCGATCCGCGCCGCGTCGTAACGCCCAGCGGCAAGATCCGCTTCATTGAGCGTATCGTCCGCCAATGCGCCGGAAACTTCGGTGCCATCGACGGAGAAATCGAACTTGCTGGAGGCTTCGGAGGCGGTGAATCCGGTACTGGCGCGGCACGTGACGCCATCGACGACGATATCCCCGTCATGATCGGTGAAGCCTTGCACCACGCCGTCGCGCCGCGTCAGCACCCAGCATCGCGCCAGCGTGGTGACGCCGGAATCCAGTTTGGCCTGCAGCGCGGATGGAATTGCTCTCATGGCTTGATCTCCACCAACGGGATTTTCGGAATCGCGCCCGCGGTGAACGCCGACAGATCGACCTCGAGATAATCGGTGTCGAACCGCACCGGCACATCGAACAGGAATCCCGCCGTCACCGCGACGCCGGGCGCGGGAACATGGTCCGGCAGAAACGTGACGACGCCGGTTGTCGCATCGATGGCGAATGCCGCATCGCCTGCCAACTCGACATGATCGACCGCGACGCGCACGCTGCCCGCGACCGGCTTGACGATCGGACGCTGATACGGCGCATAAGCGCTGCCATATGTCTTCACCAACTGAAAGTTTGCGGTGGCGCCGTCGCCGATGCCGATACCCTGATCGAGCGCCGACACCGGCGCGCCGGGCAATGCGGAACTGCAATCGAGCCGGTCACGCCAGCGAAAACCGTAGAGCTGGCCGCGACGTTCTTCGAAGAACGCCACGACGCCCTGCAACTCGACCAGCGTCTTGATGCCGTAACCGGCATCGTAGCGCCGCCGCGAATGCGCCCAGCGCGCGTTGCGCTCCTCGCGCCCGGAACCGAAGCTGACGATATCGGTGCGCCGCTCCGGCCCGCCCACGCTCTTCAGCGCGACGTCGAGCGGGAACAGGATTTCATGGAATGATGTCATGGTGATCCTTACGCAGAATCGTCATCCTGAGGTGCGGCACGCGAAGGGTGACGCCTCGAAGGATGAAGCGGATAGAAACTGTCATCCCTCGAGGCTCGCCAGGATCGCTCGACGCAATCCGCTCCTTCACAAGCTCCGCTGGCCGCGCGCGACCGCGCGGGCGATCTGGCCGGTGATGTAGCTTTCGGAGCGGCGGAAACTGTCGACATCGGGCGTCGCGATCTGCACCGTGATGGAGTTGCCGCCGCCGCCGCCGCTGACGCCGAGGCGACCATCCGGTCCGCGCTTGAGCGGCATGATCGCTTCCGGTCCCGCTTCGCCCGCCAATCCGGTGCCGCCGCCGACCAGCGGGAAATACGTCGGCGTGCCGATGACGCCACCCGCCGCGAACGGCTTCACCGCGCCGGTCGCCGCCACCATCGATGCCGTCGCGGTGCTGCCGCCGGTGCCGGTCAATCCCGACAACAGGCTGTCGATGCCGCTGCCGAGCGCGCTGGTCAGCGGCTTGAACGCCATTCGCACCGACAGATCGGACAATCGCAACGTCAGCGATTTCAGCACGTCATCGAACTGCTTGCCGCCGGTGACCGACGTCGAGAACGCCTGCGTCATGGCGCGGGCAAAGCTGTTGGCGCTGGTGGACAGGTCGCGCGTTTTCAGCGCCAGGCTGTCCAGCGTGCTGGCGGTGTCGAGAAGGTCGCTGTCATCCGCCATGGGCTGTCGTCCTCGGGTTGCTATCTGGAAAGCGCTGCATCAGGTCATCGAGGCCGCTACGGTCGATCGGCGCGACGTTGCGGCCGCGCACCGCGACGATGGCGTGCGCCAGTTCGCGCGGCGTCATGCGCCAGAACGCCTCCGGCGGCAGACGCAAAACGCCGAGACCGAAGCCGATGGCCTCGGCCCACGGAAACGGCTTCATGGCGCGGCCTCGCCGGTGGCGTCGTCGAACGTCGCCGCGATCAGTTCGGCGGCGATGCGCACGTATCCGGCAACGCCGCCCGAAGACGTCATCGCCGCGACGTCGTCGTCGCCGACGGCTTCGCCGGCGCCGCGCAACCCCGCCGCGATGATGCGGATGAGATCGCGCGCCGACAGCCGCCCGCTGCCGAGGCGCTCGGTCAGCGCCACCAGGTCGTCGGCGCCGAACGCGGATTCCAGTTCCGCGAGCGCGCCGAGCGTCAGCACCAGCGTGCGACGCTTGCCGCCGAGTTCGACTTCGATTTCGCCGCGATGTTTGTTGTGCATGAAGATGTCCTCAGATCGCCGTGAATGTCAGCGCGCCGGCGGATTCCAGCGACACATCGAATGTCACCTCGCCGTTGTGCTCGCCGGAAAACTCCAGCCCGGAGATCTGGAACGATCCCTCGATGACGCCGAAGTCAGGCACGATCACCTGACAGGCATTCACCGCGCCGTCGAAGAATGCCTGCCGCACCAGCGCGTCGGAGGCTGCATCCTTGAACAGACCGCGGCCCGAGATCAAGGCACGCTTGACGCCCGCGCCGGCCAGCAACTCGCGCCAGCGATTGATCGACTCGGCGTGCGTGACATCGACCAGCTCGGCGTTGAACGCGATCTTGCGGCTGCGCAGGCCCGCAACCGTGACGTAGCTGGACCCGTCAAACATTTTCAGCAGCAGGTCCTTGCCCTTTTGTGCGCCCATCGGCTCGTTCTCCTTCAATTCATAGCGTTTTCAAGCAAAGTGGATTCCGGTTCGCGTGAAGAAAACGCGTCAACTCCAGGTGACAGGTTCGGTGATGGCGCGAAATCGCACCACGGCATGATAGGTGCGTCCGTCCGCTTCGCGGCGGATGTCGGCGACGGCAAAACGCAGGTTGACGAGGCGATGGCCGTCCGGCGACAGCGCCGCATCGTCGAGCGCCTGCAACAGCGCGCCGGAGATGCCGTGCGCTTCCTTGTGGCCGCCCTGGCGCGACCAGGCGTGCAGCGTCAGCAAATGTTCCTGGGTCGGGCCGTCATCGGACGACACGTCGGTGACGCGCGCCTCGCCGAGCGTGATGTAAGGAAACGTCGCGTCACGCGGCGGCGCATCGTAAATGCGGGCACCGCCGAGCGCGGCGATCAAGCCGCCGTCGGCGGACAATGCATCATGGATCGCGGCGCGCAGCGCCACGTTGGCAAAGGTCATTCGTCAATCCTCGATGTTGCGAAAGCGTCACCCTGAGAGCCCGACCGAAAATGCACCCATCGTTTTCAAGACCTTGCTACCTGCTTAAACATGAGTCCGTTTCGGTCATGCCCGGGCTTGTCCCGGGTATCCACGTCTTTCCAGTGTGGTGGTTCAGAAGTTGGCTTCATTCTCTCGGCAGGTCCTTCAGGCGAACTCCGGGTTCGGGACACTGGTGAGTATTGCGTCAAGACGTGGATGGCCGGAATAAATCCGGCCATGACGAACCGGAGTCAAAAGCACCTAGATCTTGCAGAGTTTCTTTTTGAGTCAGACTCTCACGATAACAGCGATGCCGTCGTGCCAATCACTCCACGCGCAGTTCGGCGTCGATCTCGATGAAGCGGCGATCGTCGCGATCGCGGATCGCCACGATGCGGTAGATCCGCGATCCCTCGACCAGCCGATGCTGCAGCGTCAGCACGAAATGGTTTCGCATCACGATGCGATAGCGCACGTTCGCGCCGTCGGCATCGGCGGCGATCTCGTGACGTCCGTTCAGCGGCGTCAGTTGCGCCCATGCCTTGGCGAAGAAGGCATAGCCGCGCGTCACGCCGCCCTGCCCGTCCGCGGTTTCCACCGGTGCTTCGATCGCCAGCCGGGTTTTCAGTGCGCCGGGATCGATCATAGCGACAACACCCGATAGGAGGCGATCATCGCGCTGACGCTGCCCGGCAGCATCGCTACCGTCTGGCCGATGGCGGCGAGGCCGCGGTTCTCGTACCAATGCGCCACCAGCGTGCGCACCGCATGGCGCAGCACCTCCGGCACATCGCTCGCATTCGGCCCGAAGCCGAGTTCGACATCGAGTTCGATTCCCCCGACGCTGCGCCCCGGCGGCGGCAACGACCAGCCCGGCGCGGCGATGACATTCGCGGCGGCGTCGACGACGAAACGCTGCTCATCGATCGCAACGGCATTGCCCGCCGCGTCGTAGACCCGCGCCGCCGCAACCGCGCGCAGCGGCGCCATCTTCAACCGGATGCGGCCATCCGCCGGCCAGCGGTCGAGCACGACGCGCCAGGTCTGCACCAACAGGCCGCGCCGCGTCAGCGCCTCGACCTGGTTGCGCGCCGCCGCGATCAGCGCGCCGATCATGGTGTCGTCGTCATCGTGTTCGACACGCAGAAAACTTTTTGCCTCGGTGAGCGACAATGGCTCAATCGTCGGGGCGACTAACAAGGTTGCGGACAT